GACGATGCGGCGGCCAAGAATTGGTACGCTGAAGCCATCGCGGCGCTTGAACTGGAATTGAGCATATGACCCCCGAAGAGTTCGCAGTGCAAGCCGCCACGATGATTCGGGAAGCTGTGGCCAAGGCCACCGCACCGTTGCTGACGCGCATTAATGAGCTGGAACAGCGCCCGGCTGTCGCTGGGCCGCCAGGTGAACCGGGCGAGCCTGGGCCGGCGCCTAGCGCCGAAGTGATCGCGTTCCACGTGAAACAGTGGCTTGAGGCCAATCCGCCGGCCGCCGGCAAAGACGGCGAGCGCGGCCCGGAGGTTTCCGACGAGCGTATCGAGCGAGCCGTGGGCGTGTGGTGCGGCATGCACCCGCCGCGCGACGGCCGCGACGGCCTACAAGGCGCCAAGGGTACGGACGGTCAGCCCGGCCGTGACGGCTTGAGCGCGGAGGATTTCGACCTAGAGCTGGCCGACGATGGCCGCACGCTATCCGTACACCTGCGCACCGGTGCCCGCGTGGTCACGAAATCGGTCACGCTGGCTATTCCGCAGTACGTGGGCGTGCATGCGGTGGGCAAGAGCTACGCGAAAGGCGATCTAGTCACCCACGGCGGCCAGATGTGGGCCGCATTGGCCGCGACTGAGGCCGAGCCGGGGCAGGGCGACGCGTGGCGCTTGGCGACGCGCAAGGGACGGGACGGTAAGGACGGCGCGCGCGGCGAGAAGGGCATGCCGGGCCGTGACGCGGCGATCGACCCAGGCGTCACCGTGCTGCGACATGGAGTCGGCTGATGCAATTCGTCTCCCTACAGGAAGCGCGCGACCACCTCCGCAGCGATACGACGGCGGACGACAATGATGTCACGCTGAAAATCATGGCCGCCACGGGCGCCGTGATGAATTACATCGGCGCGGGCTATCCTGGGTCCGTCGATACGGCCGGCATGCCGATCGAGGATACGGCTGGCGTGGCGATCGATTGCCCCTTTGCGATCAAGGCGGCCACGCTGCTGATACTGGGCAATTTCTACGCGGACCGCGACGGCAACGCTAGCGCCACCGCCTGGCGCACCGACAATTATCTGTCGCCGCCCGTCATGGCCCTTCTTTACCCCTACCGCACGCCTACGGTGGCCTGATGCTCGCCGCCGGCAAACTCCGCCACCGCGTGATCATCCAGCATCGTCAGATGGCGAAAGGGTCGCGCGGTGAGGATATTTGGGTGTGGGTCAATTTCCTCAACACGCCAGACGGCGGCGTATGGGCGGCCGTCGAGCCGCTGAGCGTACGTGAGTTCATTTCCGCCAGTGCCGCGCAATCGGCCATCACCACGCGAATTACCATTCGCTACGTGCTCGGCTTCACGCCTGACATGCGCATCCTTCACAACGGCACGGTCTACAACCCGGCGGGCGCGCTGGCGGATACCGATAGCGGCCTGGAATATATGACGATTCCCTGTACGACCGGAGCGAATCCCGATGGTGCGTGATTTTGCCATTCTGGCCACCGGGCCGAGCATGTCCGCGGCGCTGGCCGAACGCGTGCGCGAGCGCGGCTTTCGGGCGGTGGCCGTTAGCAATGCGTGGCAGCTCGCGCCGTGGGCCGAGGCAATGGCCTCCGGCGACGCCAAGTGGTGGGCCGAGAATCCGGCGGCGCATGCGTTTGGCGGGCGTAAGTTCTCCCTAGTGGACGTGCCGGGCTGCGAAGTGCTTTCGATCGGGTCGGGCAGCAATTCCAGCTTACTCGCCATGTATGCCGCCAAATTCTTAGGCGCGCAGCGCATTTTTCTGTTCGGCGTGGACATGCATTCGCGCGATGGCGCGCATTATTTCGGCGATCATCCGGCGCCGCTGACCAATACCAGCGACGTGCGCTTCAGCATCATGAAACGTCAGTTCGAGCGTTTTAGCGGGTGCGATGTCTATAACTGCACTGCGGGCAGCGAGCTACAATGCTTCCCGCATCTGGACCCGAGGACCGTGCTTTGTTGACCACTTTTTCCGGGCGTCGCGCGTCGCAGAATGAAACCGAGCTGCGCCGGTTCATTTCCTTCCTGCTGGCCGAGGAGGTGCGCTACTACCTCGAGATCGGCGCGCGCGAAGGCGACACATTCCATGAAATCATGATGGCGCTGCCGCTTTCCTCGTCTGGCGTGGCCGTGGATATGCCCGGTGGCTTATGGGGCAAATGCACCACGGGCGATCAGCTTCGTCGCGCTGTGGCGGATCTGCAGAGCCGTAAGCGCGTCGTGCGTTGTCTACTGGGAGATTCTCGTGCGCCGGAAACGATTGCCGAGGTATATCAGGCTGGCCCTTACGACGCCGTTCTCATCGACGGCGATCACACGTACGACGGAGTGCGGGCCGACTGGGAAAATTACCGTTCAGCCGCTCGAATCATCGCCTTTCATGACATCGTCGGGGAAGGTCAGAAAGAGCGCGGCGGCCGCATGGTCGAGGTGCCGCAGCTATGGGCCGAGCTGAAGGCCAGCGGTTTGAACTGCCTGGAATTTGTCGCCGAGGGTTCGGCCATGGGCATCGGGTGCATCATCCAATGATCACGATCATCACCGGGCGAGCTGAGCACCAACAGCAGCATGCCGCCGCGATGGCGGCCGGCCTGAAGCGTCACGGCGTGCCTACGCAGATCGCGCAGCCGCATCACCGGCCGCAGCAGGGCGAAACGGTCATTTGCTGGGGCTGGCGCATTGGTGCGGGTTATCGCGCGGCCGGCGCGGAAGTGCTGGTCATGGAACGAGGCTATATCGGCGATCGGTTCGCTTACACGTCGCTGGCGTGGAACGGGCTCAACAATCGCGGATCGCTTCCCGTCGTAGAAGACGGTGGCCGACGCTTCACCAAACTGTGGCCGCACGCGCTGAAGCCGGAATGCCACGGCGGCGACTACTCGCTGATCGTGGGGCAGGTGCCCGGCGACGCCAGCCTACAGGGCAAAGACCTATACCCTTGGTATTGCGCGCAGGCGCAGGAGGCAGCGCAGTGCGGCCGGCAGGCGCGGTTTCGTCCGCATCCGCTAGCGCACCGCCGCTCCACCGTGCGCGCCGTGCCAGGCGCGCCTACGCTCGGCGGCAACCTCGAGGACGCGCTGAAGGGCGCTTTCTTCGTGGTCACGTTCAATTCGAACACGGGCGTCGATGCGCTGCTGGCCGGCAAGCCGACGTTCGTTGAGGACGAAGGTGGCATGGCTTATGGCGTCGGGCTGGAACAGCGCGAGTCGTGGGCGCACCGTTTGGCGTGGCGGCAGTTCGCCATGGCCGAGATTGAAAGCGGCTTAGCGTGGGAGGTGGCCAATGGGGCTCATTGAAGTCAAGGTTGAAGGCCTGGGCGACCTGCAGCAAGCGTTGCAGAATTTCCCGAAGGCGCTGGCAGATAAGGCGCTGGCCTATGCGCTACGTCAGGGCGCCAACCTCATCGCCGCTGAAGCGAAGCGTATCGTTAAGCCGCATTACAAGTCGGGCAAGCTCTATGGCAGTATCGCCGTGCGCAAGCGCAAGCGGTTGCCGGCGGGCGCCGCATTGCAGTATTCCGTGGGCGTGCTGGGTGGCGCATCGGCCACCTACAAGAACACTAAGCAGAATCGCCGGTTGAAGCGTGTGGGCCAGACGTTCGAAAAGCCCAACGCTTACTATTGGCGGTTCCTTGAGTTCGGCACCCAGCACCAGAAGGCGCAATCGTTCCTGCGCGCGGCGTTCGATACGCAGGGGCAGCCCGCTATTGCTTTGATCGGCTCGACCAGCGCGCGCGGCGTGACCAATGCCGTAAACTATGCGAAGCGCAAGGGGATCAAGCTGTGATGCTGCCGCCGGTTTACGATTGGCTTTCGGACGACTCGAACGTCACAGCGCTTTTTGCGCAACGTTTATGGTCGTGGGGCACATCGCCAAACGAGCCGCCGCAAGCTCTATATTGCGTCTGGCAACAGATCAGCGGCACGCCCGAAAATTACCTGGGAAATCCGGTTCTAGTCGATCACGCGCGGATGCAGTTCGACATCTACGCGCCGGCCAGCGGATCGGGCGCGGCCGCCAAGGTCGAGGACGGCGCGCAAGCGATTCGCGACGCCTTGGAATTGCACGGTTATATGGTAGATTTCGGCAACACCGAGATCGACCCAGCGACGGGCGCGTATCGCTACCGCCTCGACTTTGAGTTCATCACACCGAGGGCCTAAGCCATGGCAACGAAAACGCAAAACACGTCTCTGTGGTTTATCGACCCCGAGACCGAAGCTCTTACCGAAGTCACCTGCGTCACCGCAATCAGCGGCCTGGGCGGCGCGGCCGATCAGATCGAAACGACCTGTCTTACGTCGCCTGCGCGCACATACGTGCCGGGTCTGAAGGCGCCGGGCACCGCGACGTTCACCATCCAATACGCGGCCAACGACGCGAGCATGAATCGCCTGCACGAGCTCTACGTGGACGGCACCACGGACGTGCATTTCATTGTGGGTCTCGGCGACGGCGCGCTCAACGTGGTGCCCACGGTCGATACAGCCGGCGCGGTGACCTACCCCACTACGCGTACCTTCCTCGACTTCCTGGGCTTCGTGCAGGATTTCCCGTGGGATATCGCGCTGAATGCCGTGGTGACCAACGCCATCGCAATTCAGGTGTCTGGTGCGGTGGGCCTGCATCCCAAGACCCCGTAATTGTTTTTATGCCTGGGGCGCTGGGCTGTTCAGCGCCGCGTACCGCCGTTCGTGGCGGTCACCCAGAGAGCCCCAGGCGCCTCTTTACTAAACGGCGGAGTATAGAAAATGAACCAGCTCGAAAACCTGGGCGCCTTTGCGCCCGACACGCCGGTCAAGGCGACGATCACTCTCGGCGATAAGACCGCCGATATCTTCGTGCGCATGGCCAGCTACGCAGAAATGCAGGCGCTGCTGCATGACGAATTGCCCAAGGGGGCCAAGACGCGCGACTCCTACGTCGTCTCGAAGCTGTTGCGCCTGGGCGATGACGCGCAGGAAAGCTTGACTGTTGAGCAGGCTGGCAATTTGCTCCCCACGTGGTTTCGAGCGATCCGGGATGAGGTGTTCATTCAGAACGGCTTGATGCCGCGTGAAGCGCCGGCACCGGAGGCCGGACCGGAAAAATAGACCCCGTCGAGGATCTATGGCACGAGCTGGCGCTTGCCATCGGCGGGAAAACGGTAGGCCAGCTCAAGCGGCAGATGTCCATGCGTGAATTCAACGCCTGGAAGCTATACCGCTATTGGCACGGGCCGCTCGGCTTTGAGCGGCGCTATGATCGGCCCGCGGCGCAGCAAATCCTTGCCACACAGCAGAGCTACGGGAATACTAAGGTCACGTTGCGCGACTTCATGACTTGGCCTGTTCCGAGCCAAGCCGACCAAGAAACGCAGGGCATCCTTCGCGAATTTGGATTCGGATAAATGGCCGCTCAATCGCTTGGCACATTGACGATCGATGTAGTGGCCAATACGGGCACGCTGCAAAGCGACCTGGGTAAAGCGGCGCGCATGACCGAGCAGAGCCTTCAGTCCCTCGTGACGAAGGCTACGGCGGTAGGCACCGCGATCGGTAACGCCCTTTCGGCAGGTATCGAGAAAATTCCCGAGCTGCTCACATCGAGCCTGGATCAGTTCGACCAGTTCAGCAAAGACGCTCAAAAAGTCGGCATCGCCACGGACGAGTTTTCGAAGCTGGCCTACGCCGCGAAGCTTTCGGACGTCTCGACCGACGACCTTGTGACCACGGTCGCCAAGCTCAACAAGAATATTGTTGCGGCCGCGCAGGGGACGGAGCAGCAGGCGCTTGCCTTTAGCTCCCTAGGTATCGCCGTCAAGAATGTGGACGGCTCGCTGAGGGCGCCGCAGGAAGTTCTAGGCGACCTGGCCGACCTCTTCAAACTGTTGCCGGACGGCGCCACCAAAACGGCGATTGCGATTGAGCTGCTTGGCAAGTCCGGCGCGCAGGCGATTCCATTGCTCAACGGCGGTAGCGAGGCGTTGAAGGATCTGAGCGCAGAGGCCGAACAGTTCGGCGCCGTGGTGTCCGGCGAGA